TGTTCTTATAGATGCTAAAGCCTCCGGGTCAAAATCACCCGCGAGGATGACGCGAGCAGCATAGCCGCAGACGTTCATGTTAAAAACTGTGAAACTCCAACAAGAGAAAGTGGAGCTAGAAAGGAGAGAGTCAGGCTAGTAGAGATAGCAAGAGGCGCTGGGAAAAATAATAATAAAAACCAGCAAAGCAAAGATCAATCGCAACGTCATCGTCGCTTTCGATCCGCCTGTTCCATGGGGGCACGAGCGGCTTCATTCGCCGTGCGCATGGCACCAGAAAAGGCAAGAGTCCACTTTGCAATCGACTCAACGTAAGGCCAGGCGTTGCAGGCGATTTTCCACGCTGCACAAGCCGCAGAAATAACCATCAAATGGATAAAGTTCGCGGAATCGTGTGGCATGTTTGCGCAAGCTGCTCCAGCGCGCGTAAGCGCGGTAGGATCGCCGGACCTCGCGTAATTCGCGAACAATTGCGAGGTGGATGGACCTTCGACACACATCGTCTGTCGGATACGGAAAGGTTGTCCCATCGCGTTTGCAACAATGCAAATTCGGGGGGCAGCGATTCCGATATCATCGAAAGGGAAGCGGTCGTCAGAAAGAAACTGGGATTGTTGTGCTCCATAAGGCGGCTGAATTGAGCGTGCACCATCAGACAATCTGCCATCGTGACGGGTCGGAAGACCGGCAATGGTAGAGAATGAGATGTCGCCAGGGGAGTACTGAGAAAAGTAGTCAGAAGGCAATTTCGCATTGACCACTTGTCCTCCATCGTTGAGGGTCGAACCCATGTAAGTCAGGAGGAACTCTTCCGTACACTTGCGAATGCCAGTAGTATTCGCGGAGATTGTGTCGGCATCGGGCGTAGGTACTTGTGTCCAATCAACATTGGGGTCAGAATCGGTCCAACTCACTTCGTAGTTGAGCAGATTTTGATTTCCGCCGTTGGAATGGTATTCCCAGGTCCAATAGCCATCACGCACTGCCGTGAAAGTGATCTGGCACCCGCCAGTAGCATCGGGAGTGCCGCCGGTAATAGCAGTACCAGCGTCGTCGAAAATGACAATCTGAGGACTGGTAGGAACTCGATCGAGCTTCAAATCAAAGTTGATCGTGTACGTGTTTCCAGACTGCATGACCACACCAGCCACTTGCCTGCCACCCGCCACCCCAGCATTTGCAAAAGGAGTAAGATTGTAGGGACGACCCGCTACGTCATACGCCTCACAATGCGGAGCACCGGTAACAGGAATAGGGTTTGGAGCAACTCGAACGTTGCTGGCAACAAAGGCTGTGGTTTGACTGCCAGATTGCGACCACCACGAGTTTGCTGAAGCTGTCACCTGTTGCAAATCGAACGAATTCGTCCAAATGTAGGCATTGTCAACAGCAAGAGAGTGGCGTAAGCGCGTCTCGCGTTCACTAGCTGGACCTTTCGCTGCGTGGAGCAATTCATGCAGAAGCTTGAAACGCAAACCAGCATGCGGCTTGGTCACATCGAAGTTTTTTGCTAAGTGAACACGCTTGACGTGTTCGTCCAAATGGACACGGTAAGCAGGGCGCTTGGACAAAACCATGTCTGCCAGCTTCGGAAGATCCTCCGCAAGAATCATCGAACCCTGATGGGCAACGACGAGTTTCTTCAAGCGTGCGAGTTCTTCACGATGAGACTGGGCCTGGAGTTTGAGTTCAGAGAGGACTGTACTCCCAGATGATTCCGGAGCGTCCTCAAGGACCTTCAAGCCCCTGGAAAATTCGCGCATCTTTTGGACAATTTCGGTTGCTGCGGCGGTCGATTCCTGAAAGATTTTGAGTTGCAGCGCGTCACGAGCTTTGATGGACTGGACGTCGGGCGAGTTTTTCGCCTTGATCCACATTCCTTCAGAGGGAATGACGCCAGCGATGATCACAATTTCTTCAGGATCTTCCGGCACGACAGAAACGGTAGAAGTTTGTTTGAATTCCGCAGTGCTGCCGTTGAAGCTGTCTGGCAAATGCCAGCCCTTCTTGGCGTTGAAGGGGTCAATCATCGCCATGAAGAAGTCCGATGAACCGGCAACCTTGGTTGGTGCCTGGACAGTTTTCGGTGCCTTCTTGACTTGGACGGTGGTTGTTTTGCCACCCTTCGACTTGACGGTCTTCGTGGTAGTAGTAGTAGACATTGAGACGCCTTGCTCAATTCAGAATGACAAAAAATTATTTTATAACCTCCAACCTCCAAAATAAAAAATTCATTTTTTTCTTACCGCGTACGGCCCGATTTTGTTTTTTTGATATGCAATATAAATATTCACAAAAAAAAGAAAAAGGGAGGTCATTCTGAAGAGTTGTGCATGGCAATGGCCTTGCGCAAGATTGCGTGTAGTCCGACTGTATCGCCAGGGAAATCAGCTAAATATGCTTCCATCAGCTTTTGCCGTAGAACGGGATGGTAATAATGCAAATAGAGAAATCCTTCTATCAAAGCTTTACGGTCTTCATTCGGTGTACGCAACTCCAAACGCATCAAGCATTTGTTTGGCGTGATGGTACAAGGATAGTGCTTTCCATTGCTTTCCACAAAGCGGAAAGAAAGGAATTGCGCGTCCTCGAGCTTCACACACTGAGGTGCTTCACCGGTCTCAACGTAATTTTCATTGGAGGCGGTAAGACCGCCCATTGGAGTGATGAGCTTGTTGAAGTCTTCGGAGTAACTCCCATCAAATGGCCAACAACACAAATTGTCGTCACCAAAGACTCCCACGGGCCAATCCAACAGATTTGCAAAGGTTACCCCACGGACAATGAGAACAAACATCGTGAAAACCGTGTTCACAAACGTGTTCCAGCCGAGGGTAATCTGCTTTCCAGAGGAAAGGCCACATGAGCGATAGAAAGTGAATCCGTTTTGATCAACGAGGTAAGACGCGTCCACCTGCTTACACAAGTGTTCGAAGAGGTCTCGCAAATTCTCCGGAACCTGGTAGCAATCGTAAAAAACTTTGCGATGAAAATCGCGCTGCCTTTTGTCGTTACCACTGATATCACTGCAGCACCACTTATCTGGCAAATCCAGCTTAAGCTGTGCGGCTCGGAGGGTATTGAAGAGCTCGTCAAATCCGAGGTAGAGGAAAGACTGACCGATCTTACACCAACCACGTTTCAGCATTCGATTGAGCGCCCGTGAGAGCAACACAACAGAACCAAAGTAATCGTGGTACTGGCAGGGCGTGAAGCCCCTTGCAGTTTTGGTAGCGCCATTTTCGATGGCACGCAGTTCGGTCTTGTTACAAGACTTGTCAAAGAACGGTATGAGGAATGCGCCGTTGATGAAAGCATAGAACAAATTCTGAAGCAACGCGCGTTCCTTTACGGAACGCTTGTTTTTGTAGTTTTTGTCCCATACTAACCCAGCGGCTCCTCCCCAACAATTCGACAACTCAGTCTCAAGCCAAGTTTGCGCATCTTCGAAGTCAACGTCGTCGACAACAAAGGCGTCACCATACATCACCTTGAGTGCTTGCTGAATGATAGGAATTGCATCAGTGAATTCGGTGGTCGGAACTGCCGTTTCATGAGCATACTTCATAACATTCGCTTGCACAGCGGCGATGTCTTCAACGTCCGCAGGCGCATACTGAGATCCAGCAAGCGTCTGCGGGTTGGGTTTCCCGAATGAAGGCGAAAAACTCGACTTCTCGATCGCCCTTCTACCTTGGAACCTGCCACAATAAAGCAACGTGTCAGCGATTCGGGAACCCGGAAACACTGGCAAACCATTTACAAGATATGGCACAAATCCCACTTCGGGATGGTAAAGGGCGCGCAGGTCTAAGCCTGCGCCAATCAGTTTAAATTCCCGACAAACTCGGCGTCGAACGTGTAAGCACCGTTCGCGCCGGCTGCACGGTTGCCCCAAGCGTGGAGGCCGATCACGACGGGAAAATTGCTGGTGACAAACTTATCGGATGTCACGAGAATTCCGCCGCAATCACCGACCGACGTTGAGGCGTCATGGACAATGTACGGGTATTTCTGATCGGTCTTGAGTTGAGCACGACAGGGCGTCACATTCGCGCCTTTCGCCATTCCAATGAACAAACAGCTCACTGAGGAGCCTGCCAAAAGGGTAGTGTTGCGCTGGATGTTTTTAAAATGCTTGGCTGGCAAAGCCACGCCAAGATTTTTGAAAACGGACGTCAGATCAACAATGGCGATGTCACGATCAGCTTCCTCTGCCTGCGACCCGTAGGTCAACTTCTCCTTAGAGACAACTGCAGAGTGCTCCTTTTTGTCGGAACCGATGATCGAGAAGGTCAAATGATCACGCCCTTCGAAAGCGTGCAGAACGGTGATGCCTGAGACACCACTTCCATTGGAGACAAGCACAAAATTGCACACGACGTCCTCGTTGTGTCGCACTTTGCCAATTGCTCCTCGGAACTTGTCGATGAATCCGTCAACATTGCTATTGACACTCGCAGCTTCTTTCTTCTTCTTAGTCAAGATCGCTTCGAAATGGGCAGTGCGCTTCTCACGTTTTGGGGTGAGAAGAGCGCGCTGCTTATCGCCATGCTTCTGATATTCCTTGAAGTAGGGAAGTGCGGCCTCAAAAGCGAGCCCAGCCCGGTTGAAGGCACGAATCATTCGAATTTTGCCTCCGCGCGTGCGGACCTGACTCCCGTGAAGAAGGGCGTCAATGTGAGGATCGTCGTTCCAATTCTGATGATTTTCGGCACGTCGAACAAAGGCGTTGAACAAGTCAGTAACAGCATCATCAAGTTGCTTGTCGTTGAGTTCGTCGCCCGTGATCTTCGCGTCAGCCAAAAGCTGGCGCGCTGTGTCGGCGTCATCGTAGTTGATGTAACCTTTGCGCTTCTTCTTTCCCGACTGCTTCCCCTTCGCTTCAACTTTTGGTTTAGCTTGGACTGGAGCAATGGGCACGGAGACTGGCAAAGGATCAACGTTGGCCACCTCGATAGGAGTAGCATCTGTGGTGGCCGGCGCTGGGCGGGAGATGGAAAGCCCCTCCGGTTTGACAGCCGGTTCGCACGCGGTTTTGACCTTGTCAATCACCTCAGTGATAGCCTTGGTCACCGCGGCGTCGTGACTAACATCAGGCGTTTCCTGTCGTCTCTTGCGACTAAGGGCATAGACCGTGGCAGAAAGGCCAGCACCAATAAGGACGCACAAAACAGCGACTATAGTGGTACGAGCAGTCCATGTCATGGTCTTTACCGTGGCCACAGGATCCTTCAGCAAGCGCCAAATGAAACTGAAGAGCTTCTCCTCGCCATCAGAGTCAACATCATACACGCTTTCACCGTCGATCACGGTGTAACCCACATCTTCATCAGATTGCGAGTCGGCATCTTCATCTTCTTCCCCCGCTTGAGGCACAATGTAGCCGAGCTCCGACAATTTCGGAGGCTTGGACACTTGCAACATGCGGGTACAGAAACCAACGCCGAGCAACAACATCTTTTCCATGTTGGTAGTTGCGTAGTACGAACCGATAACGGTAAGAAAAGAAGCAGAAAATCCAATTGCAGAGCTGATACGTTGCTCGCGATTGTACTTTTCATTCTGTTTTCTAAACGTATCGGGTTGACTCGCAATCGACACGGCTGCCGCCGTGTGATTGAGAAACAATTTCCCGGCATCTGCCACAGCCTTAACCTGACTTTGAAGCCTAGTGACCTTATTGAGCTCGTGGGAGTGAGAGTATTTCTCACAGCTACGGACATACCAATAGACGTAGGCTGCAAACGCACACAAAGTGACGTTGCACATCAAAGAGAAGAAAAGACAGTTCCACAGAGTCAGTCCGAGGAAAATGTAATTAAGCCACAAGACAGCCAACGCGACGGCGCACATTGACGGGTAGAGGACAACCTCCTTAAACCTGTCGTATTGTTTGTGCAAACGAGTCACTGGCTGCGCTTGGGCAATTGCACCGTCGACGCAGAGACATGCGCTGGTGACCAATGACACCATGCGAATGAACATCCACTCGACCCAAGAAACGTCATCGGGAACATGCACAGGGCTGGTCGCTAGGCTCGTGGCGTTCTTCGAGAGAGCGTCAGTTACAAATGCATATGCATCGAACCGAACGCTCACCGAATGGAACACGAGGTGCGCGATACGATTAGTGAGAGGCTTTAATGCTTTTGGAATTCCACAAATGAATCTAGTTAACTGGAAAACGGCATAAAAGCAGTTTTCCTGGAAACCGGAGATGAATTTGAGGATCCCAATCGACAAAAGAGCAAATTCAGCAATAGTAAAAGCTTTGTGCAGAAAGTTGACGATTCCCGTGCAAATTTGAAGTTGAAGGACTGCGTCACGAATGAGTTCGGAAGGCACTCCGATCATAAGAGACATGATCCATCTGAAGAGAAAGTACTTGATGAAGGGACCGGGAGTGAAAAGATTCGCAACGACACGAACGCCAAGGTTCGCGATTTCGAGTCTCTTGAGTTCCTCTTCCTGTGCCGCTTCATAGCGCGCATTGGCTTCGGCGTGTTCCGGGGCAATTTCGCCACTGGTCACAAAGGCCATGCGATGCTTGATAGGCACTTTTGAGGTAAACACCTTTTTAAGGCGCTCCTTTGCGGACATCAAGCCTTCTCTCGCCATTTCGACCACCGAGGTGGTTTGGTTCTTCCTCTCCACTCTAATATCGGATACGGAATTACCAGTCACCGCGGCGATCTTTTCCACCACACTCGAATCAGCCAGAGCTTGCTCACGCGCAACGCTGTCTGCGTCGCGTACAAAACGGATCTTCTCAGCGAGAGCTTCTTGTGCGAGCGCGTCCTTTGTGACCTCATAGGCAGTCTCAACAAGGTGCTTAGCCATCGCATCAACCGAATCAACTTCACGAAGGTCACCGACGGCCAATAGGAACATCGAGATCTTCGTGTGCTTGTGTCGGTTGTGCTCAGTCTTGCTGTTGTGAGAGAGAGGACAGAACTTCGCATTTGCATCCCAAAGTCTGAGTCGATTGACAAGAAGCTTGTCATCATCGTTTTTGTGGAGATAAACCACCATGCAAGTTACCAGGTCGTAGGCGTTATGCTCTTGAAGAGCTTTTTCGCAGTTGGTATCGAACGTGCAACGGCCGCCGCACCGTTGATAGGTGTCGAGGCGGCTCGCGATCAGTTCTCTGAAATGGTCAACTGCAACGCCCGTAAGCCCAGGCCAAGCAATGGTTTTTTCTTGTGTGTGTGGAGAGCAGCTCTCAACGCCAAGTTCTGGCGGAGAAGAGGTGCTCAAATAAGTCGACGTTATTTGCCCATTCGACAACGAATGCTGGAATTGCATGTCGTGAGTCGAATGAGTATCTGTAGAAGAATGGGTCGAACTGCAGCAACTCTCTGATTTGAGCTGCTGAGTGTGGTCCGTAATGTTCGCAGTTGTTACAGGCGACGCTATCGCAGCATCTGCAGATTCGCGGCCATCGAGGGAAACAAGCGTTCCACTTCCGCTCATACGGCTCAAGAAGTTTTGAAACTCGCACGCGGCGTTTTTGAATTTTGACGAGATTTCGCTCATCTCCATACAGAAATGCTGCTGTAAAAGTGTCGTGAAGATACCTCTCAAGAAGTAAAACGTGAAGTGTGTCGGATTTGGACCACTCCAAAACTTTGGACATAAAC